TACCTCTTCAATGGCATCCTCTAATTTTGTAGTGCTGGAAAAAAGATCTTCTATCTCTTTCCGCATACCTCTCCAGACTTCGGCATAAGTAGGTCCTTCGTAGCCACCTCCACCAAAAAAACCTTTGATCCAATTCTTTGGATTCAAGAGGCTAAATGCAGATTTAGTAATACTTACTGCAGAAGGAATTATCGTCCTCGCAAGTGTAGAGATGACTGATGTCAGCTTTTCTGCAAAATTTTCTACTGCTTCAGCAAGAACCACCGGAAAATTCATTATAGCATCAAGTAAAGAACTAGCTGCATCAAAGATTCTTGCAGGAAGAGTAACAAAGTTTGTAAGAGCATCAAGAATACCAATAATAGCCTCACCAATTATTACTGCTCCTCCAGTAATAGAGCTTACGAAATATGTTGATGCTGTTTGAACCGCTTCCTTAAAGCCTAATCCAGATTTTTTGAAACTTTCTATGAGCTTTTCAAAGCTTTTTCCTATTGACAAATCTGCCTTAACTATAGTAGGCTTTATTAGTGCCTCCCATTCGCTTTCAGATATCCTCCTACGCCCCCCTGATATGATTAAATCCAGTTTTTTCAGATACTCTGCAATCGTAGGGCCTTTAAGGAGACCTGCCTGCTTCTCAATAAGGCGATTTATTTCTTTGAAATCAACCTTAAATCTTCCAAGAGCTTTTCCTTCAAGCTCAATCAAATCCTCCAAATTTAAGATACCTTTCTTATATAACAACCACTTTGCAGCTTCTTCTTCTCCAATCAATTCAGCGAGTTTCAATCTCTTACGTTCAAGCTCTTCGATTTTTGTTGCTCTATCAACCTGTTCAGGTGTTATCTCTCCTTTCTTAAGCATATCATAGACTTTACTAAGAATCGAGAATCTCTCCTTCAACTCACTGATTTCCATGAATGTCTTCGATCTTTCACCCGCTAGTTCTAACTCCTTCGTCACCCTTGAGAGCGCAATTTGAACTTCCATCCATTTCGATCGGAGCTCTTCTGGAACTTCCTTCCATTTAGCAGTAGTTTCCCATAGCCATTTAAAGCTCTTAAGATCCTCATCCGTAAATACCGTACCCTTAACTGACTCAAGCACCTTAGATAGAACCAAATACTTCTCCTCCAGACTTTCGATGCCTTCAATCCATTTTTCCAGTGCCTTAATTGCCTTATCAGAAGCCTCATCTTGTCCAGCTGCCAGCTTACTAAGAGTATCCGACATCTCATCACGGTAAGCTTTTAGTTGTTTTGTATACTTTGCCTGCATCTCCTCCTGACTCATAAGTATATCGTCAAGAGTTTTTATCATCTCGTCATGAATATTAGTAAGCCGTATTGCAAGCGATTCAGGATGGAGAAGATCCATCATGAAGATAGCACCTATCTTTTCCCATCCCGCTGCAATTACAACAGTTGTAGCTGCTGCATATTTAAGGAGTGTAGCCAGAGGAGACATTATCCACAGAATATCTCTGAGAACTTTAAAGACTGCCTTTGCAGTACCCCAAACTGAGGCCCATACAGTATGATATGTAGTAGCTAACTTAATGCCAAGATCTGTTAGGCCATTTTGATCCATTAGAGCATCTCTAATACCTATCATTAGATCTAGCAGATCCTCATACATCTGCAGAAGCCCTACTCTCTGAATCTTATTCAGAATTGCCGTCAACGTAGTCCACAGAGCGGTATGAGTTTTTTGTATGTCCTTAGAAACAGATCCTATAGCATTTAGAACCTTCTCCGTACCACCAAGTATCATCTGTGTTCTTTTAGCTACACTCGTTTCCTGCTGCATTCTATCAATTAGCTCATCATAGCCTTCAATTCTCTGACTCATCATCCGTGCCATGACAGCACCTTGACGCATTTCACCTAAGACAAAGGCTTGAAGCTCTGTCCTAATCTGTCGCTGTTTATCTAGCCCCTTTGTTTGAATTATGATTAAGTCCACAAGACGAGCCATCTGCTCTAGCTGTTTCTCTGTCTGAGGAACTATACCCATTGTAGCTAACTTAGCATATGCATTCCTAAGATCCTCGCCTGTAGAGATATGCTTGGCAGCTATCACTTCGAGATCATTAAAGACACCCTTAGCAAATTTATAATAGGTCTCAAGCCCTTCTATAGATGGTTCCTCCGTAAGCATTTGAAGAGAAGCCGCAACTTCTACAATAGCCATTCTAAAATCATCTATCGCTTGCCTGCCCGTTATGAACGTTCCAATCAGCTTTTTAAGACCTTCCTCGAAGGCATTCATGGCACGATAAGCAATCGTAAAACCAACAGCTACCTCTCCAAAAGTTCTCCACCAGTTTTTAGCCACTTTATTACTAACGTTTGCAGATCTCTTACCGAAATTCTCGACAGATTCCTCCAAGCGTCTTGAGAGATCCTTAACAGCCTTCTTAGTCGTATCGAAGGACGCCTTCGCATGCTGCTCAGATTCTCGAAGACTCTTCTTGAACTGCTTATTATCAAGCCTTAGATGTGATATTAGATCGCCTGCTTCCATCTAGTTTCCTCTTTGCTCTAAGTATAGACCACGACTCATCTACCCTCTTCTGATAAGTAGATCTTTTATCTTGGATAATGTTAATATAGCGTTGCTGCACCTTTCTCCGATCTTCCTTCTTCATCTGCGGAAAGGATGCAGCTTCGAAGGCCAAACTCTGCTGGTGAGCCTCCAATCTATCTATATTCCGCAAATATACAAAGAACTGACGAGTAGTAAGCTGCAAAATTTCTTTATGAGTCCAACCGAACTCCCTCGCAATGCGTGCAAAACTAAACGTCAGATCTAAAGGTTTTTTGAGTCTGTATCCCCAGACTCAGCAACATCTTTAAGTCCTTCCACATCGAAGATCCACTTTCTGATCTCATTTATTGCTAAGCCAACTGCCCTGAATCCTATATCTTCAATTTCCTCCAGGTCACATCCTAAGATAGCAGCAAGCTGTTTATGAAGAGTTTTTTCATCTTTTGCATCACTCCTCTTTGTTTTAAGAAAGACCTGAAGTGGAACATCTTCGATGTGGTATGTCTTACCCTTTAAAGTAATCTCCAATGCGTCATCTGCCAACAACACATCGACATCAATTTTTGTGCTCATATATTATCTCCTTAAGAGGGTTCTTCTCCTATGTAATATAAGTTATCACTATCATCTGGAAAAGCTGTGAAAACTACCTCAATAATTCTCTGATCAGACTTATTAAATCTAATCGTTGGATTTCCTTGAGGAGCAGCCTTTGGAAATCTCATCCAATCATCCTGATCGGTAGATGCAGCACCATTTACATATTTCTTTAAAAGCAGACTCTGTGCTTTAGTAGACATCTTTGTGCCAACTAAATTTGCACCATCTATTACATCACCATCAAGGGTCTGATTCAGAGCAGTAGCTAGATTCTCCAGCGTATACTCTGCTAAAGGAACTGTAATTGTAGCTCCTTGACCAACGATTACTTGATCTTCTGGCGAAGTTCCATGCTGATCTGATGCTAAGTCGGCGACATCAGTAGTAAAGGCAACCTCTACGCCACCCTCAGTTTTTCCGAGATCAGTCTCAGCACCCTCAGTTCCGAACAACACCTGACATGGACCAAGGTCTAAACCTGACATAGGCATGATAATACCTCCTTTACAATAATCCTACTTCTTCTTTATAATAAAATTTGAGCTGAAGATATATCTACCTCTTCCATCTACTTCAACAGGAAAAGGAGAGTTTAAAACTTCACAGTAAAAGATATCCGTCAGCCCACTAAATCCAGGCTTATTTGCTAACAAGTCAAAAACAGTCTGGGCTAAACTTTCTGCAGCAATAAAAGACTTTCCTTTAGATAGTACCTGCACAGCTTGCATATCCAAGCCCGACTCACTTTTGGTTGAACCAGGAGATGTAATCAAAATGACACATTCATCAGGAGAACTAGCTGGTTCTTCCGCTATGAATAGATCAGTATCAACTACCAATGAAGTATTCGATGCAACATAATCAGCTAAGTCTTGTATGAAGCTCATCGAGTAACCCTTATTCTTGCTGCTATTAAGTTAAAATACTTTTCTCCAAAGGATAACAACTTCGATTGTACCCACTTTCGCCCTGTACCAGGAGTTTTATAGGTATATGGCGTACCCCAACGACTAACACCTTCATGTATTGAAGCAGCATAAGGCTTATGCACTACTAGAGTACCTATCAACTCCTGAGAGATTTTCGGCATAAATGTCAATGGAGTAGCCTCGCCTCCTTCAGAAACAGGCCTATCAGCAGAAGTTCCTACAAGTTTACTATTTACGAATACAGAATGACTCGCAGCTAATGCTCCAGTCCTTCTTGGACAGGCTGGAGGCAGGTCCAAGCTGTCATTCATAAGTGCTTTGACTGCGCTCTTCATTCCTTCTTGGGATGCTCTCTCAACCTTCGCAGTCGCAACAATTACAGCTCGTTTGAACTGAGACGTATCTAGCGTAATCTTGATCATTCAAGTAGAACCTCCAGATGGCTTGCAGTTGACGATCTTGGAGACCTCGGAGCTCTTATCTCTGCTATAGGACTTGCAACGTCACTAACCTTGATTTCATCCTGCTCTGTTACATCAGCATCGTGTTCCAGAAAAACGAGCGTCCTATCTACAAAGTGAGTACCCGATATATCTTTAGTAGCAGTCCTTACCGAAGTAACAAATGCTGGAACATTGGAGATCTCTTTCTCAGTTCTATCGCCTCTAGCAAGGGTTACCTTCACAATAGTTACTCTGTGCGTCAAATACTTACTGATCCTTGACATGTATCTCCTTATAACTAACGAGTGTTATCCATCTTACCTCGTTGAAACTTAGGTTTGACTAAGGTATCATCGTCATAGTCATCTTCAGTAGCATCTTTATCATCTACGTAGATAGCTCCACTCCAGGGATAATTCATCGAGGACTGAGCCTCATAGTACTCAGCCATCTTCAAATATCTCTCATAGACGACTTCCGCATTCTCAGTAAACGAGGAAAGTTTTGAATCGACACGCCTAGCCAGTTTTGAGCAGATTAGCCGACAGCACGATGCGCACCTTCTAAGGAACGTCGTGCTGTCAGCCTGCACTTGTGCTATCTCCTCATCTGCCAGAAGAGCATCATCTTCATCTACATCTCCAATATATAGACGTATCTTATTGAGCTCGGTATCCAGAGCACTAGCATCATAACTAAAAGTCATTTACTTGCTCCTTCCTTCATATTTTCAACCGTTGAAGTTACGGTTCTTTTTAAGTTTATGATGCTACTTCAACAGCCTCACTAAAGAAAACGCCGCAGCTAGATGCAACAAGCTTGATGTCCTCATAGACCGATCCTTCTATACGTACACCATTTTTCAACTCAAGCCTCATCTTCCGAACAGAAGTCTCTAGCCTTTCTCCTGTACGTCCAGCAATTCTGGGCCTGTTCCATCTGAAGGTATATCCCCCAGAGGGCCTTCTCTTTGAAGGTCTTGGAGCTGCATAAACAAGCAATGCATCATTTTCATTGAGGATATACTGCAAATCCTCAGTATCGCCTTCCTTGTTAGCAGCATATACTGCAGAAGCTTTTAAATATCTATCAACCTCAAAGACCTGAGCAAGCAGCTTCTCTGTTATGATACCTGCCTGTGTATACTTAAATCTATCTAATACACTGGCATGGTTCTTAAGAGTTTGATGCACTCGCTCTGCAACAACGAGTGTATTAGGCATTAAGCCCGTACTTTGTCTAATAAGAGCTTTGGCATCTTCTATATCATCTATAGGAGTACTACCAGCAGTGCTCCATTTAGTAAAATCTGTATCTCCTACTAGATCATTCCCCCAAAGCCCTGTTGTAAAGTAGTTGCTGGCCCATCTTCGCTCTCTGCTTAATCGAAGCTTCTCAATAACAAAAGCCAAAGCATCATCTTCAAGGTCAAAAACATCATCAGAGTTCCAGATATCTTCATCTGGGATATCTTTATGAAAACTCCCAATCTGTTACTTTATAACCTACACAACATGTAGGCGGGCGCTCATTTCTGGCACCTCTGCAGGTTTGCCATCCCTGCAGTTCGGACTATCGCTTATCTAATCATTAAGATCAGATCCCTCTCGCTTAGTCTCTGCGGCTGCACGATGATTTAATTCTCTCATAGCAAGATAGTAAGTTGTCCTTCTTACTAGCTCTTTAGTATCTAAACCTATACTGCCCTGTGTACCAAACTTCCTGAAGTGCTCTTCTGACGTTCGAAGATAATCTAAAGCCAACCGTGCCTGAGCATTCTTAATTCTCAGATAAGGCAGAAGCTCGAAGAGAGCTTTCTTGGCAGTTTTGCCTTCAATTCTCCATGTATACATAGGTCTAGAGGAGAACCTTTTAGGATCGCTGTACTTCTTAAGACTAACAGTACCGCCAAATAAACTACTTAAGAGTTTGACAGCTTGAGGCTCAACTTGAGCTAATCCTACGAGGACCTTATAACTCGATGGTGATGGAGATATTGAGATCCATCCATCACTATCTATAACACCTGCTGCATATGCTATTTCTAATAAATTCATCTGCTTGCCTCGGGTTATCCTTAGTTAAGGAGGACTTTCCCGTTATTCAGAGAAGGTTTTACATGAGCTAAGTTAATCAACTCATGAGCATAAAATGTTCCAGGCTCTTCCAGTTCATATCCGCCCCCCTTACTTTCGGTCAGGACGGCACGCTTCTCAGCCTCATCACGGAACCAATAATCCTTTGCATATATTGGATACACATCAGACTGTTTATTGGTCAAAACAACAGGAAATACCTGCGTAGCGATATAACTGGAAGGTTCATTCATATATGCTATACCTAAGTTGCTTAGATATGTATCAATATGGAGATCCGCACCTGTTGGTTGTGGCATGATTCATACCTCCTTCCTTTAATTGTTTAAGATGACTCACTTAGGTAGCCAAACTCCATCAAAACGCTGATGGTTCTGTCTGCTACACCAGCTTCTAGAGCAATTCCTACATAACGTTGCCCCTCTGTAGCAGTCACTGCATGCCCATCTGCATCTGATGTAACCTCATCTCCAACAGCTATGGTGTCACCACAGACTACTTTGGAGATTCCAACCCTGCGGATCTCAGCCGCTTTCCCTGCTGCATCTGGTTTGTTTTGTAAAATACCTATGAGCACCTCATCTCCGCCTGATGCTATAGCAGCTGTATATTCAGCAGATAACTGCAGAATATGAAACTGCTCATCTTCAAGATCATCAGCTGCATCTAGACTCATATCCCAAATTCCCAGTTCTAATGCCATCTCTTATGTCCTCCCTTCTAGATAGGACTTATACAATTCTGGATTCTCTCTAGCAGCACGTACCCATGCTTCGGAAGATTTAACACCTTCCTTCATGAGAGTTTCCGCCTTAGCCTTTAGCTCGTCAAAAGCCGTAGCACTTGCATTGCTAGGCGTTCGACCGCTACTTCCGATCTCTCCAAAGAAACCAGAAGCTGATAATGCCTCACTGTTCCTCTTAAGCTGATCCATCAATCTCTTGGCAAGATCAGGATTCATCTTCTCGACACTGAACAGGATATTGACATTCTCTTCTATATCTCCAACTACTCCAATGTCTTCAACTTCCTGTGTCAGCTCCAAATGCCTTCGAGCGTCCTTCTCTGCCTCAGCCTCTTTCTTAGATTCAGCTACTTCACCTTTGAGGACTTCCACTTCCTTT